GTGCTATAGGTACTATCGTCGCGAGAGCTTCCTCACATCCGTTCATAGCAAAACTCGAGAGTATTAAATTATTGTTATCTACACTAAATATGGCTCGCTGCTTCCCCCATTCATACTTGGTAGATTCTCTAGCCACTATCTGTGGTACCCTGTTGGTAAAGTATTCTAACTTCCGCTGTGGCATTGCACAACATGCATACAGTTTGTTTTTTAGCATCGGATCTTTAGACACATACTGTTGATCTTCGTCATATTGTGAGTGATAAGCGCCTGGTGGTGCCCACTGCCAGCGCATCTTGAAATATGTGTCAAAGTGACTTTTGAAGGGCCTGCCCCCTCGCCTTTTGACTTTTCTAAATAATTCGTTTGCCCGTTCAAAAATGTCCACATCACTGATCGTTACTGTGTTTGGGTCTACTCTATGTTCTTTTTCTGTTGACCAAGACACTGCACCAATCCCCCTATTCACAAGAACTTCGAATTCAAAAAATATGCTACAGTCGATACCACACAAGTTTTGTACAGCCTTGAGTTTTAGTGAAATCTCTTTTTTAACTATTTTTGCAAAATCCTCTAAACTGTCGTATCTCCAGGACCATAAAGCAGACCTGCTGATCAAGTTGTAGTGGTCCTCTGGCATACCAAGTACCCAAAGGAGATAACCTATTAAAGCCGATTCATTCATATTGCCATTAGAAATCATATTGTACATCCACTCATACATAAACGCACAGCGCTCTTCTATAACTGATTTATCTATGTCTCGTAACTCATTTATGGTCATATGTCTCATGTGCCTCGCTGATATTTTTTCATTGTTTAGTACTAACTTCTTATCATAAACATCATTAAACACAGCTTTGTGTTCGGGTTTTGGCCCTTTCTCTTTTGTGATTTCAAAATGTCTTATACTAGCTGTTGTAATATGCATTATATGCGACATTACTGTACTATTATCAACCTTGCCGTAAGGGAAGAGGGTCGGTCCGAATTGGACACGAGACATACGTAACATCGCGTGTTTCCCCATTGTCCTGAGGTCATCGTTCAACGATACATAGCACATTGTTGCCTTCAAGATGGGGTTGAAAATACACAAACAATATACAACGTCAGAGTTAAATTTCACATGGGTCCAGCCATCTAGTCGAATCCCATACAATACATCAAACAGTAAGTATTTACAATCAATAAAAGTCTTTTCGATAAGTACCTCTCCAACTATATCGATATATAGCAAGACAGTTTTTAGCTCAGCTAAACCGCGTTTTCCATTATATTCTGGTCTATATCTGGTGGACCAACATCGTTCACCGCTAATTTCAAATCGCCTATAGGTACGGGGAGTGGCACAGCTAGCTCTGGATAGGTTACTTGAAAATCCGAAGTAACATAATCATAGTCAGCTAACAGATATGCCTGGTAGTTCGTTGAAGTGTGTTTAACACCCTTGTAGTAACGAACACCAGCGTAACTCCTTTCGTCTATGTAGCACACTGGTGAATTAAATTGTGCTCTTGCGAGTGGCGTGGGTGTATCACGCTGCCACTGGAACACCATCTTACAGTTCAGGGCCAGGGACAAATCAGAGCCGAAGACATGTTGCCTTCGGCTTAATGATAAAAACTCATATGCCGTCGGGGTATCTAACGTGCCCAGATTTACAGGTGGCATTGCCACGGAGACGTCATTCGCGGCGTATATCCTATGAGTATTTGCAGCTCGTGGGTGTAGATAGTGTAAATCGTATCCTAACCATCGTGTCACGACACCCATACCCCACAAATCATTATAGTGATATGCACGTCTACGTGTAAAACCAACTCTTTTGAGCGAGGCTTGCCGTACACCAAAAACACTACCATAGGGTGTTCCTGCGATCAACGGACCACCTAATCCTACGACTAACGCAACACCTGAAGGCGGTACTAACGTTTGGGTATTGAAACCATCGCCCGCTATCGTGTAACCATAATCTTGCATATGCTCGATAACTATATTCCCGAATTTCACCCTGTTATTCAGTTGGCCTACTACGCCACCTGTGGCGAATGTGGCCTGTTGCCTGTAGATACATTTTGGTATCGCCACCCCTAACATGCTTGATACTATAGCATCAGCTCGTTCAAAAGGGGTTATACTATCTTGCTGGGCCATACTTAATTTTCTTAGAGTATGTTCAGCGTTTATACTATTAAAAAACATTAAATATTCACCCCAGTACCAACAGGCATTCATAAATGTTGATTCAAATATCAGCTCGTCATTTTTTGACAATGATGTAGTGAGGTTTTTGACTGCGTCCGAAGTAATCATGACGCCGTCTCCCTCTAATAACATGCCCATTACAGCACGTTTTAATCCAAGTTTTGGTAAAGAGTATTCCCTCTTAATAGAGTGCCACCAATGTGACTCAACAGTCTCGGTAGCTGGTTGTGCCAACCAATATTTAAGGCCGTTTGTGGCATTCAACAAATCTTCATGCCATCTATGTGTACCGACCAGTATTGATATTGTCTTTGCGACATCTTCACTAGTAAAAGTACCTCTAATCTCACGGAATTCTGGCACATAAAAACCTATAACTCTAGCCCTAGATGCTAAGAGTTTAAGGTCTTGATCAACCAGTAACGGCGAAGTCCTTTTGTTGCCCCGTAGAGCCATATTAAGTATCGCCGCCATTTTAGGTGTCAGGCCGCTACAGTTTATAAAACCGTCAGCTTTTTCCCATGCTGTGTAAGCCGCTTGCGAATCTGGAAAAATGTTTTCCTCGTTCTGTAGGATGTTTTGATCATCATTAACTATTTGGTTCCATGATGAATGTACCTTATAGCAGTTGTTCGTGAAACCAAAGACTTCACCAAAAGTGCGGCCACTACTACTATGACCATCATTATAATCGTACATCTTGTGACATACAAATGTCACTTCATGTGATAAACTCATGTAGTCTGGATTTGGGACATCGACACCCAAGTCATTACGCACAACCCGCGGTGGTGCTTGTTCAAGCCACTGCAAGAAAGTTTCTGTTAAGTTGAGGATGTCTATATCGTCAGGATGGGCAGTAATACCATTTCTCAGCCCGGCCAAGTAATTACATACCAACGGTGCCGCAGCTACCGGTTCCATTCCGCGGATGTTTTCAATCCCATGCAACTTGATTTCAACCTTCACCTGGTGAACATCTAATCTTTCTATTATTTTAAGCTTCCAGTAAAACTGTAATAATACAGTTAGCAGCGCGGTGGCGTTATCATAGAAATCAGCCATTATTGTCGAATTGAAGAAACGGTGAATACGCTGTTCTTTCAACTCGGTGGACGGCACTATTTCCCGAAGACGTTTTTCAATAGCCGTGGCATTTGGTAAACCTATATCAGTAATATATAAAGGATTCAGTCCGGCTATACTAGTTTGATAAAAGTTGGTTGACATTTTCTGTCTAGAACCATACACAGTATTTTTTGAAATTATTTTTGTTTTTCTCCTATTCGAAAATTGCTCACCCACAATTTGTAGGTATTTTGCCTCTCCAGCATCAAGCTCTTTTCCTGTCTTGATGCTCAACTTATCTATGCGGTCTTGCTCATCACTTGATTTATTAAGGCCGACATTTTCTATGTCTACTAGAGACAATTTCATATAATTCTGTATGAAGAATTGACCCTTGTCAAAACTTGAGACATGGCCCTCAGGGTTAATAAAGTTCTTGAGGTAATTTTTGAAGTTCATTGTGTGGTGAAACGTTTTGTGTACTGGTAGGTACTAGTTAGCTTTTTCGTATACGGGAATTTGTAAG